GGCAAATTATGAGTTTGCTGCATTCACCAGATTGCTAAGGAAGCAAATAGGACTGCTGGGAATTGAACCCAGTTTACCCCGTTATAAGCAGAGAGCATTAACCAATATGCGACAGTCCCTCAAACTCTCCCAACTAAAGAGAGAACTCCATGAGAGTAGAATGCCAAAAGGATTCCACCTAGGGTAGCACTTATAATTGTAGCAGTTTTATTGTGTTTGTCAATTGCTTTATCAATCATTTCCTGGCACTGCTTCTGTGTGATGTAGTGCTCAGGTTTAATTTCCTTCATCCTGTGAGACATTTGGGAGATATTTCATTGGATCCGGTTGCCCCCCTACTATAGCACAAGCTCGTTTATAATAATAGTTGTCTGTTGTATTGTTTTCTTCAAACGTCTCTTTGATGATTGCCCAATTGGCGAATTCGTCTGGATGCATTTACTTGCATAGTGTAACAGCATGATACTATTTACGATTTTAAGTATCTCTTAATAATTACAATTTCATTTTTATGTCAAAAACAAAACAAGTTCTTACGTCAGATGTATCGTCAGATACAAAATGAGTGAGATCATGATCATGAATTACTGACATTCCATCTGATAGTTGTAAGTCAGTAAGTTGATCATTCTCACAAAATGTAAGGTTACACTCACCAGAAACATGGTAGTACAATATGACAACTATGATTTCATATCCCTCTTCAATATCCATGTAACCATGATCATGAGGATTGACTTTACATTGATTAAAAGTTCTATTGCACCAGGATCTCAAACACTCATGTCCTTTATAATCTTGTCCAAGATATTTTTTATATTTAATTAGAGTGTATTGCAACCACTCCTTCATGTATCCCTTTGAATCAATAATTTCAAACATGCGATCATCTGAACATGTCGTGATAGAAAACCCATCAGACATATCGCAATAAGGTTGCTCTAATGAAAATTTAAAAAGTTCTCTGTCAAGATGATTATTAAAAAGGACATCATTTTTTGCGATGCTAATATCCTTTTCAAAAACATAGATATTCATTTTACATCAAAGTCTAACCTACGTACCTTACGCTTTTTTCTTTCCTCTTGAAAAGCAAGATCTTGATTAGATAGAACTTTATTAGATTTTTTAATATCCAAATTAATCATAACAACTTTAGAGAGATCTATTGCGGAGACTTTATCTCCCCTTACTGTCATCATGTTTGGACACCCGCAAACTTGTGTCTTGGTATTACCAATAATTTCTTTGTTACATTCTTTGCATCTTACAGTAATCATTTGACATACATTGAATTCGACATGCTCGAAGAGGGGATCGAACCCCCGACAACTTGAATGTAAATCAAGTGTTCTACCTCTGAACTATTCGAGCGACTCCTCCACCTGGACTCGAACCAGGGACAGGGTGATTAACAGTCACCTGCTCTACCAACTGAGCTATAGAGGATTGTTGTACTCTTTTTTTGTTTTAAAGTAGAGTTTATAATATCTCTTCTTCATTTCATTAAGAGTATCCATATCATCTTGAAATCCCATGTATTTACATAATTGGGATGATCCTTCCAATTCACTAATCAATCTTAGTATATTGACAGGGTGTTTTTCAAGTCCTCCAAAATCATATTGAGACATAATAAAAACTTGGAGAAAGCGGAATACCAGAATCGAACTGGTGACGAAAGGTTGGAAACCTTTAGTTTTGCCTCTAAACTAATTCCGCGAGCGACTCAGGTAGGACTCGAACCTACGACCGACTGCTTAGAAGGCAGTTGCTCTATCCATCTGAGCTACTGAGTCAAATCTCGGATTCTTCTGTTTGATCCTCCAGTACAATATAATCCATTCCATCCATCTTGTCAAGATCAAACCACTCGTGCCATTCGTCCATCATAGCAAGTCTATCATGAACTTGTTCAATACTATCATTACAGTCCATAGTATCAATACGTTTGATTGCCCAGTTACGAGCTTGCATCACCACATCCGTTTCCATAGTAGTCTTTTCTAAAGTATCTGCTGAGGATGTTGGAATTATAGTATTTGGGGACTCCTGTGTCAAGGGACTCTGTAAGGACTCCGTTAATAAAAAGTTGTTTTGTTTCTTCGAAGTTTGTTTTGCCGCCTGTTTTATGTAAAGACAGGATAGTTCTACTAAAGTTCTGTCTACCCAATTTGTCAATGTCCGCTTTAAGTTCTGGACAAGACCCATAGTACTTTCTCCAATCAGATTCGGATTTTACTTTTCGTTTCTTTCCTTTAGGCGTTCTGTGCTTCCAAAAATACTTTCGCCCAATGTACTGTCGTTGGTTTGTGAGATTGGTAATGTTATAAACAAAACCGTAGTTGTCCCGAATAAGGCTACCATCAAAGGGAACACCCAAATAGATCCATGGATTCTCATAATCAATATCGATACTCATCAATAATGTTTAATACCTTATCGAGATATTTATGTGCCATATCTCGATCTCCTTGCCACACTGTCTTAGGTTCTTCGTATACATCATTCTTTAATTGAAGTATACGATTCTTCAACTCATCTTTCTTCAATTCATTCTTAGGCATAGGGGAAACTCATGTCCCCCTATTTAAGCACAGTTTAGAGTTGGAATCCACTGAATGTGTCCTTTTTCACATCTTGCTTGATTCCACCAACAACATAAGACTCAACCTCAGTCTCTTGTGGTGCCACCTGAAGTCCCTTAGAAGAGATCCAGTGCTGCGTCCAGGGCAGTGGATTGGCAGATGCTGCAATATCATACACTGGTTTCAATCCAATACCCTTTAAACGACGATTAGCAATCCACTCAACATACTGTTGGAGTAGTTTATCATTCAAACCAATCATAGATCCATCCTTGAACAGATAGTCTGCCCAACGCTTCTCTTCGTTCACAGCACGATCAAATGCCTTGTAAGTCCACTCTTCTTCCTCTTTCATAATCTGTGCCATTTCAGGATCATCACCTTTCTTCCACTTATTCAGAATGTTTTGGGTGATGGCAAGGTGTTGATTTTCGTCTCTTGCAATGAGGGAGATGATCTTGGCGGATCCCTCCATAAGTTTGAGTTCACCGAACGCGAAACTACAAGCAAAAGAAACATAAAAACGAATACCTTCCAATATATTGACATTGGCAACTGCTTTATAAAGTTTTCGTTTAAGTTCGTACTTCCCTTCTAGCGCATATGGAACTTGCTCTAATGCATGTTGCCAATCGTTAGAATTATCATACTGATGAGCACTCTGAATAAAGTTATCATATGCCTCTGTAACGCTACTAGCACGTTCTAGAATGCGATCATCAGTGACAATCTTATCAAATACCTCTGAAGGATCTGCATAGATGTTCTTGATGATGTAGGTATAGGAGCGACTATGGATCATCTCCATAAATCCCCAGACTTCCATACATGCTTCCAGTTCAGGTAAGGAACAGTAAGGAATGAATGCCATTCCAGGTCCTCTACCTTGAATAGAGTCAAGCATGATCTGATACTTCAGATTAGAAGTATAGATGTGTTTTTGTTCTGGACGTAGTAGTTGATAGTCACCACGATCCTTTTGTAGGGATACTTCTTCGGGACGCCAAAAAAATCCAAGTTGTTGAGTAGTTAACTTATCAAATATAGGATATTTGTAAGAATCATACCTCTGAATACCCAGAGGTTTACCAAAGAACATTGGTTGTTTTTTGGTATCTACTTGTTCTGTATTAAAGACAGTCATTCCTTGAACATCTGTCTTTGAATTTTGTACCGATGAAACCTTAAACTGCACAGGATTCACACTCTCCCTCCTCGGATTGTTCTAATTCGTCTAATATACTATTCAGTTTTTCTTTGTCTTCCTCTACTTCGTCAGACTTCATATCGTATGTGTTCTGGTAGTAAGAGGTTTTCCAACCGTACTTATATGTAGTTAAAAAGTCTTGTGCCATAACAGACACTGGGACTTCATTATCAGGGTAGTTTTCAGGATTATAACTCCAGTTACCAGAAATTGCTTGATCAAAGAACTTCTGCATCACCGCAACAACATTAATATAACCACGATTAGATTTCATGTCCCACAGAAGAGTATAATTATTCTTCAGAGTATTGTAAGATGGAACAACTTGCTTAAGTGGCCCCTTCTTACTCTTTTTAATGGACAAGTAGTCTCTAGGTGGTTCGATTCCATTTGTTGCGTTTGACACAACGGAACTGCTCTCTGAAGGCATCTGTGCGGACAGTGTGCTGTGTCTGAGTCCAAACTCATTGATAGATGTCCTAAGAGACTCCCAATCATGTTGTAACTCCTGCGAAGAGATTTCATCTACATCACTCTTATATGTATCGATAGGAAGAATTCCATCAGCATACTTTGTACGTCCAAAGTTTGTACACCATCCCTTCTCCTTAGCAATCTGATTAGATGACTTCAGTAGGTAGTATTGGAATGCTTCAGAGAGTCCATGAACAGCATCCCATGCCTCTTGAGAGTCGTATGCATACCCCAGTTTGGCGAGGTAATGCGCTAGGCCAATGAATCCTACTCCAAGCGATCTACGTGCCTTTGTAGCAAGTTCTGCTGCCTTCACAGGATACTTCTGATAGTCAATTAGTTCTTCA